CAGGCCACGGCGATCTGGCCGGCGGTTCCTTCGCCGCGGGCCTCGCCCCAAATCGTACGGGCGAGGATGTCTCGATCTTTCTCGGTTACTGGCATTTCTTTTCTCCAGGCAAAAAAATACCCGCTCAGGGGCGGGTGTACGGGGAGCGGTAATTAATCAGGTTTGTTCAAGCGCGATGATTCGGCTTTCGAGCTGCTTATTTTTCGATGAAAGTTCTTGCACTGCACCAACCAGATAAGAAACGAGACCGAGCGAATCAAGGGAGAGAATTGAGGTGATGTTATCCTTCGTTTCGCCCTCAATGATCTCGCCCGTCACCAATGCGGAATCCGAAAGCATCACGTCCTGAGCGATGAATCCTCGTTTTACGTTCGACTGAAAAACCGGCCCACGCTGTGAGAATCTGTAAGTAACAGGCCTCAAGGACTCGACTAGCGAAAGGTCGCCTGAGGTGTCTTGAACGTAATTGATTTCCTCTTTGATTCGCTCATCTGAGGCGGTGTATTGGATCGTGCCAGTGTTCGATCCATCTACCCAAACCTGCATCCCGGACCCAGCCCAGAAAAGATTCCATTGGTTCGATCCAGATTGCCCGGTGCCGCTACTCGACCGATAACCTGGCGGAAAGAAAATCGAACTGGAAATTAAATAGCCTGCAGAACTCGAAAGCGTCGTGGAATTGTTAAGGCGCAATGTAAGAACGTTTGCTGTCGAGCCAGTCTGCACGGCGCCAGTAATACGGGAATCGTTACCTGCCGCGACGGTTCCTGTAGACGTGCCCACCTCCAGAACAGCTGCTCCACCCAACCCCAGACCGGCCCTCGCGTCTGCCTGCGTCTTGCCACCTGTGCCACCTTGAGTAACAGAGAGCGCCACGGTCATGCCGGTAATGGACGTGATGTCATTATTGGCGCCAGATTTTGCTGCCCCCAACGTAGAGCGTGCAGCCCCTGCGTTAGCGTCATCAATCAGCGTTTTTGTGAAATCCGAAAAGCCCAGCTCAGTAAGAGCACTGGAAGGCGTTGTGCTACCGGTACCGCCTTTGTTGACCGGTAAAATTTCATAGTTGCCAGTGGTTCCGAGCGCCGCAAGCTTCTCTCCATAATCATTGAGAATGGCTCGTACCTGGTCGGACAGATCCTTCTGGTAACCCTGTACCGGCATGATCGAGTAGAAACCGCCGGCGACAGTTGGGCCTTCGTAGTTCGGAGAAATCGACAGCGCCGTATTGCTGGCGATATTGGTCACCTCATACCAACGACCGTCAGGCCCGCGAAAACCGTCGCCGACCCGGCTGTTCGCAATAAACGCAGTGCCTGAGCCAATCACTGCGTTGGAATTTTGGGTAACAGAGACCGTTCCCGCCTTGTACCAGGGCATGGCTGCATCCTATTGAGAGTATTTTTAGACGGCTTGCTTTGCGAAAACCGCAGGTAGGAAAAAATTGAAGGGGTTATTTGCCGCGACTGTGACGGCATACAGAGTGCCGGTCGAAAAGTCCCATGTGCTGTATAGCTGCCGACTGATGCCGCCGCCTGATGTCATGTTCATGCCGAAGGTATTGATCAGCATGAATTCGTTCTGCGGAAAATTGAAAGGGACCGAGTAATAGTTACGGTATAAACCCTGCTCCGTTAATTCCGATCGAATGTAGTTCCAGTTTTGGAAGCAGCGCGTGAAACTGGCGTTCGGCGTGCCGGAGTCAAACAGCATCCTCCCGGCGCCATCCCACAGGCGCATTCCATATTGAGCAACGGCTTGAGCTGCGAACGCAGCAACGAAGTATCGGCCGTTCGGCTGAGCGGTTGCCGTACTGTACGCACGGACGTAGAACCCAACCCAGTTACCAGCCGACCCGACCAGGCGCATCAAGCAAAGACCAGCAATACCCGCAACGGTGTCTGGTCGGACAAACACTAGCGGTGGCTCTTGCGAGGTCACCGGTCTATCGAAATAGGTGGTTGATCCCATGCCACCTTCTTCTGTTGGTGCATACCGGCCGCTGGATATAACCATCAACCGCGCGAACTCTGAGTCGATGGTGACGACGTTGCTATTGTTTGTGAACTGCAAACCGTAGGCCATCAGTTGAACCTCATGACGATCAGCCTCATCGTTCCCGTGGCGACGGTACTCGCGGCGTATCCCCGCGTGTGGTTGTAAACCCGGGCGATGTTGTCGACCAGTTCGGTTTCGAATTGCAATTGCTGGTCGGTGTAGGCGCCAATCGGAACAACGATTGCGGCGCCGTTTCCGGGGCCGACTCCCGGTACCGAAAAATCCTGATTCGATTTCCCGGCGCCGAAAGTTACCAGCGTCGATAGCACCACTCGGATGGTGAAAGAGTTCTCATCAATCTGAAGCGCACCATCGGCGCCCCAGATCCGCATTCCATATGCCATTTATTACCCCAGATATCCGAGTCGGACACGCAACGCGTTGTTGGCGTCGTAGACCGAGACGTTCAGTGAATTGATAACCAGACGACCTTGGCCGGGAACGATGCCGTTGATTTCAAGCGTGCCGTCTTTGTTCAGAATCCAGCCTTGCTGGCCGGCGATGTAGTTGGTGGAGCTGATGTAGCTACCGATTTTTGCGTTGGTGATCGTTCCGTCTTGAATGAACGCCGAGTTCATGAACACCTGACCGCCCTGCACTGCGAACGGCACCGAGATTGCGCCGCCGGCAATGGTGTTGACGATTGCGAATCGATCGGCACTGACCAGGAACTGGCTTTGCAACCCAGCTCCTGTGTTCTCGATGCCGAGGCCGATGCCTGCCGCGACGTACTGCCCATTTGCCGTAACCTGCATTTTCACCGACCACATCGTGTTCAGCTTGCCAGCCGTGTCTGCATAGGCTGTGGACGTCTGCTGAATAGCCGCCGAGTTTTGCCCGACAGAAACATTCAACTGGTCGATCTTTGTCGCGGTCGCCGATTCGTTTGTGGCCACCACCTCTTCAAGCTCGGTGATGTTCGCCGCGTTCTCTCCGATTTTCGCGTCGAAGGTCGTTACGCGTCTTGCAATTGCCTCATTCTCAGAGGCGCGAACCTTCGATTCGGATGCAATCGCGGCGGTGGTGGTGTAGCTCTTGATCGCGTCCGCGAGATCACCAGCGCCGTCATCATCTCGGGACGAAGCCCGTAGAGCCTCGAACGCTGTCGCTTGCGCTGTCACCACGCCGTCGAGCTCAGTGATTTCGGTAGTGTTGGTCGCCACCTGCTGGGCAAGCCCGTTGGCGGTTTGCACGGTCTGACCCACGTCGAGCCAGTAAGCAGGATTCGGCGGCGGCGTATCGATTGGTACTGGATCAATGGCTTGATAGATCCGCTTGCCGACGACCACAAGGTCGTACTCCTCATAGGTCGCTTCCGGGTCGTAACCTTTCAGCCCATCCAGCGCATCGATCTGCGCTTGCAGGCCCGGAATCTTGTCGATCTCGTCGAGGATGTCCTGCCCCAACTCGGTACGGCCGATCTCGCCCGCGATCATTTCCAGAATCGCGGCAGCGTCAGAGCTCGACTGTCCCTGTACACCCATGCCGATCGGATACCAAGGCCCGATGTTGCCGATCTTGTCTACGATCCGCCCCCAGAAGTAGAACGTCACGCCGGCGCGCAGGCCGAGCATGGAGAAATCACTCTGCGGGTAAGCCAGGTCGGTCAGTTTGGTAGCGGCTTCCAGCACGGTCGTCGGACCGTGCCAGATCTCCGTGCGCTGGCTGTCCTCTGCACCTGGTGGGAAACCCCACTTCAGATAGATGCCGAACAGCAACGGCGTAGCTGTCAGGTAGCTGAGCGCCGGTGGCAGACCCTGTTTGCCTTTAAGATTGGTCAGGATCGAATTGCGCCAGATTGACGTGATATCGAACGCACTCACCGCCCGCACCCGGGCCACGTAGGCGCCCGCGTAAATCCCAACTACATCGACGTTGGTCATGCCAGTGCGCTGCAGCTTGATCCAATTGCCGCTGTCTTTGCGCCACTCGATGTCATAGCCGACAGCGCCAGGCACGGCAGGCCAACTGATGGTCATCGTGGCCACGGCTAACCCTTGGACGATGGCCGAAGTCGAAACAACCGTGACGCTCGCCGGCGCCGGAACCACAGTGATCGGAATCACGCTGATTGGGCGCTCTTCCAAACGGGCACCGGTGTCGATGTAAGCGAACTTGCTCGGGTCGTATTGCAGCGCGCTGATTTCGAAGTCGCCCTCGGTGGTGCGTTTGGTGCGCAACACGCGGTACAGCGGAATCGCGAGGTCGTCGGCGTCGAGCGCCCACTGCAATTGCGCGATCGGCGGCTCGCTGTAGTTCGTCGTGACGGTAACGGCGCGGCCATTGACGCTTTGCACAGTGCGGCCTTCGGCGCGACCGCCCGGCAAGTTGATGATCAACCGGTCACCGGCCTTGGCCTGCGTATCACGGTCGAGCGTCACCACACGGCCAGAGGCGATCGAGATGCGCCCGCCTACCTCGCGCCCAGCCAGCAGCGAATCGGCAACCGGGATGATATGGCCAGGCAGCGGAATCACGCCTTCCATGCCGGTCTTAAACGATACGGTGCGATCTTGATTATTGCTGAGGATCGCCCACTTACCACGGCGCTGAGCCTCGGAGGCGCGGGTGCAGCCAATGGCGCTCAGTTCGGTCGGCCGGTCGCCGTAACGGCGTTGCAGATCTAGGTCGGCGAATGGAATGACGTCGGTGTCGTAGTTGTTCGCCGGGTTGTCGTAGCTCACCAGCGCTCGGGTGTAACGAGTCTTCGCCGAGGCGCTGCCATACGAAAATTTGCCATCGATGACGTTTGCTCGGGTGAAGACGTAGTCGAAGTCCTGCGCGCGCGGCATGTCCGCCTGCATCACCAGTTGGCCCTGCGCCCAGTAAGTCATGCCCCGATAAATCGCAGAGATATCTCGCAACAGCGACCATGCATCAGCCTTGCCCTGCAGGTTCATGTCGCAGAGGAAGCGTGGCTCCTGTCCGCCCAACCCGTTCGGCACCAGTTGATCGCAATACTGGGCGATGCGGTAAAGCTCCCACTTGTCCACCATGAAAGGCTTGATTCGCTTGCCCAGGCCGAAACGGTCTTCGGTGCACACGCCGTAGGTGATCCACGCAGCGTTGTTTGTCCACGCCGACTTCATTGATCCGTCCCACGTCCCGGTGTAGGTGCGCATGATCGGGTCGTAGTTGCTCGGTACCATCCAGCGCCGTGCCTTGCACTTCACGGTCACGGCCGGGATGTTCGTGAACAGCTCGGCGTCAAACTCGATGTAAAGCAGCGCGGTATTCGGGTAGCGCAGCTTGGCGTCGATGACTTCTGTGTAGCCGGCCACCAGCATGGTGTCGGCGATCTTGTTGCTGTTCTGGTTCGGCGTCAGGCGGCGCACGCGGATCTGCCAGCCGGTTGTGGCGTCCGGCAGATCGATGCGGCGAGAGCGCTCATAGCGCGTGGTGGTCTTACCATCAACGGCGTCCACCAGCACCTGCTGATAGGCTCCCCCATCGGTGGCCACGTCGATGGCGTATTCGATGCGATAGCCACCGACGTTGCCTTCATCGTCGGCACGCTGCAGGGCCGGCCACGCCAGGCGCATGCGCACGGCCGAAAGCTGGGTATTGGTGATGGAGCGCACCCACGCCGCATCGCTGCGCAGTTCGACATTCAGCGAAGTCTCGTTCTCCACGGAAGGGATGCCGGGGATGTACGTCTGGTTCACTGAGCCCGAGCGCCAGTCCCACTTCACACCGGGGAAGTTGTAGTTGCCGCTGGCATCGCGGATCGGCGTGTTGTCCAGATAGATGTCGTACTCGGTCGGTACCGCATCGAACTCGCCCTCGCCTACGGCGATTAGTAGCTTTGCCAGGTTGGTCGAGCGCAGGCTGTCGCTGGCTTCGACTGGCGACTTCGGCTTACTGCTGCCGCCCTTCTCGCCGTGGATATCGATCTGTGCTGCTGCGCCCATGCTTTCCTCCAGGCATAAAAAACCGCCTCTCGGGCGGTGTGGGTGTCCATACAGCGTGGATGAAATGCCAGTAGCGACCACGCGTTGCGGAGTAGTAATTTCCTGCTTTCTCACAACCAAGGATCGGCCATGTCAATAAGAAGCCTCGCTAAAAACCTTCCGAACGACCCGGATAACGAAGATTGCGTACTGGGCTGGGGCGTCGTGCAAAACTCGCCTTGGCGGTTCGTGGATATTTACGCCTCGAAGGAGGCGGCTGAAACCGAGGCGCAATCTCGCGGGCCTAGGTATCGGGTCGAATACGGTTCTCACCGGCTTGGTTCTGACGATTTTATGGGTGGGCTGGAGCAGCCTTTGCCGGCTCACTCAAGCTGAAACCCATGCGGCAGTTGCCAGAGATCAGAGCGGCGTTAAGACCGGGCTTGCCGCGGTACTTTCGCGCGTAGCCGCTTGGCGATGTGCATTTGCCGAAGAAGCGCTCGCGATGGATTTCACGCCCGTTATCCAGAACGGCCATCACCGCTTCGTCGCCACAAACCAATCCACCTTCAAGTCGATACAGGTCGTGGATGGTGATGCTGTAGGTCACTTTGGTCATGCCTTGTCCTCCGCCAGGATCGAGGCCGAGATGATCATTCCGCCCCACCGGCGTTCGCCGATGCAGATCGGTACCGGGTTGCCGCTGGCGGTGGTGTTCTTCGCACTGCCGAAGGCGTAGGACGGGGAGTTCTCGGGGGATGCGCTCTGCTTCAGGCCAGAGGCTTGGGGGCTGAGCATCTGGATTACTCCGCCGGCAGTCATTGCGAGACCGGCTGAAAACAACGATGGCCCAGCACCACCTGCAAAAAAAGAGGCCGCAATCAGTACGACGCCGATAATTGTTTGAAGCACGCCAGCGCGTTTGCTGCCAGATATCACTGGGACGATGCGAATTTCCTGAGCGCCCCCAAGCGCAAAATCTTTTTCACCCACATTTTTCCGGTTGCGGAAGATTGCGAACCGCATGCCCCGCCGATCAAGATCCTTGATTGCCCCTTCAAACCCTTCGATTGTGCATTTCAGCGCCTGGAACGCCTCACCGACCGATTTACTGCCGAGCTCTCTGTAATGCACGCGCCCGAATAGGCGTGCCAGCGGGCCGGAAAGCAGAATGGTGGTCATTGTTGGTATTGAAATCGTCGCCGCCGCCACGTGTTTTCTCCTGACGAAAAAAAACCGCCAATTGGCGGTTTTTATTAAATTGATCGGATCAAAGGCAATCGCGTACAGCTGCCTCAAGCTCGCCACGACCCCACATTTTCGACCATGGCATGCGCTGATATAAGGAGACCGTGCTGCCCGTACCGGTGCTGGTCACCTCAAGCACCTCATCAGTCATCATGTCGGTGGCCACGACGAGACGATAACCACGCTCCGTTTCAGACATGGTGGAAGTTGAGCGCTGATCCTGCCAGCGAGGGAAGACGCAAAGAGCGTACTTCTTCGCCGCCTTAGTGGTTGAAGCGCTAATGGTTGGATCATTCTTTTTGATATCTCCGGGAGAAGAGCACCCCGCCAACAGCCCTACCGCCAGCGCTCCTACGATCAATTTCATGCAGGTCACTCCTGTGGAAATGCGGGCAATGTAAAGCACCCGATGAACCGATGCAAAAAGCCCAACGTTAGACAGGGATCGGCGATGCGTCTCACCTGCGTGCGGTGGGCTCCGACTTCTCTGTCAACAATGAGTCGATGACTTTGCCTGAAGAATCAAACCTCGCGGTAAACGCTTGGCTTTTATAGCCGAACCCTAAAAAACTCGACCGAACATAGACCCAGGTAACCATCTTGTTTCCACTTGCGTCTTCGCTAAGTATATAGGGTGGCCCAAAGCGATTCAGGAGCTCTTCGCGAGTCGTAACCCCTTTAACTACTTGGTCAGTCTCCGCATGGGATATAGGCCGCCCGACTTTGGTGCAGGCAGATAAGACGCACACCAAAGCAAACACAAGAAACTGACGCATCAACTGCTTTCCGATTACTTAAGATAGTCTCCCATCATACCGGTAAAGCTTGCCCTGGCCATTGCCACTGTCCGGGCATCCAGCGTGGATGGAAGGACAGTGGCGAGCTGGCACTGTTGCGTAGTAGCGTAATGCCTTGCATACGACAAAGGATTGGCAATGCCACATCGCACAGTGAAACTTAAGATCGCGCTTAACCAAACGCACTCTAGTAAATACCAAGAATTTCAGAACCTCAGAGACGGGCTGATCGCAGTATTAATCGATTGGCCGATAGAAAAGTGGGATGTAGCACGCCTTCATATGCCAACTGGCAACACACACGCTATTCCTTCGACAACACTCGTCTCGCAACAGACCAGAGAATGGCTTCATGCAATAGCCAACACCGAAGAATCAATGCTTCCGAGCTCAAAGGAAGAGGCAACTCTTGAACGACTAGAGCAAATTCTGCTCTTAGCAAAAATGAGCTCAATTTAGAGGATGGAGGAACCCACTCGGTCCTTTGCCTGCAAGCCCAAGGACTGGGATTGCGCCAATTTCGGCGCGTTAACGACCTGGAGGTCAATGTGAGCGAACAGAAAACAGTAGATCAACGCTTAGCTGATTTGGAGTTGGCACTCAAAACGGCAATCGTGTTCAACATGAACGCTGCTGCAGTACTTGGTCGACGTCTCGCCTTCGGAAACGAAGCAATCGCAAACGTAATCTCTCAAGACCTCAAAAATCTGAAGTCAGAAAATTACGAAGGCATCGATAAAGCTCTACACGACAGCTACCTTGATAACTTGTCTCAAGCTATCACTGGCCGAGGTTGATGCCCGCTGCGTAATACAGACCGGTTTGAGGGTGTTTGACCATCAACACCTTCCAGCCGGTACCGGACGGAAAAACTTCGGCGGTTTTACTTTCAGAACAATTCGCCACTTTATTATTCATGCTGCTCTCCCGCGGTCGCGCCGCATCATTTGGATGGTTGTGCATTTTTGTGCCTGAGAATTAGGCGTGTCCGCTCGAGCCAAGGCCCGCCAAAGACAATGACTTCTGACGGCCTTCCGTAAAGGTGATGCAATAGAAACGGTCCGGGGCCAAAGGTCGCCGCATCCTCGCCGGGTAGTGCAGGATCGACGCCGAGAAAGATTCCGGCGTGGTTCGGGTAAACCGTGCGCCCCACCTCCATCACGATCATGTCGCCGCGCTGTGGCTGGTCGACGCGGTAGAAGCCGGCGGCTTCGTAGTTCGCTTCGTACAGGCTGGTATTGTCCTTGCTCTCCCACCAGCCATCGGCGCGCTTGAAGATCTCGAACTCCAGACCCCACTCGCGTTTGTACCAGTCGGCGCAGACCTGCCAGCAGTCCCAGGCACCGTGCACAAAAGGCCGTTTCAGTAGCGGCACCTCGCCGGACGGTATGACCGTTCGAAGGTCGCCCTCGGGCCAGCTCAGGATGTGCCAAGGCAATGCGGTCGCTTCGCACATGGCGAGGTCACGCGGTGACGGCCTGCTGGTAGCGTCTGGATGCGAATGAACCACGCCGATCACTTCGCCAACGTCTTCGGCCGCCGCGTACTCCTCCGGGTCGATTCGAAACTCTTCGTTGGGCTCGGTAGAGACGTTGGTGCAGGGAAAGTATTGTTGCTTGCGCCCGATCGCCAGCAACAGCCCGCAGCACTCTTTCGGGTACTCGGCTGCCGCGTGCGCCTGGATCGCGTTCAAGATGTGCTTTCGCATGTCAGCTCCGCGCGATCAGGGAAACAGCCGGGAAGCCACCGTGTGGCAATGGATTGTTCTCACCGAAGCGAGGCATACAGCCCTTGCCCAGCGTGGCATCGCACTCGTCCAGTTCGGGGTTGTCGGTGACGATGCCGTCCTTGGTCACGTATGGCCCGGTGTAGCCGCAGCTCGGTCCGCGATAACCGCCGGTGAGACACCAATGGCAAAGGGTTGTGGCCTGCCTCCCGATTGATTCATTACCCACATCGCCGGGGCTGGCCAACTCCCAGCTAACAGTCTCCCCGTCCTCGTTCATTTTCTGGTCGATGTACCAGGCCTCGATCGTCTCTTGGGTCGGGTCGGCTGTCGGGTTTCCAGTCGGGAAGTTCGCCGCGTCGAGGTAAGTGCCGAGCGTGTGACGCATCGTCAGCTTGAACTCGAGCAGATCCTCGAACGCCAGACAGAGCGCAGTGATGCGCCCGTTGACGTTGCCAACCGAGAGCG